ACCAAAGCTATTATTTGTGTTGTTTTATTTTCAAACCAATTCATAACATTCTCCTATAAACGTGGTTGTAGTTTTTTTAAATCAGTCAAAGTTTCTATACTCTGTCCTGCTAACCTATAAAAAGCTAGGGTATTATCTGATATTGTGTTATTAGTATAAATGCTTTTTGGTTCATACCAAACATCTTTTTCTGGAAGTGAGATTAACTTGTAGCCATTAAACCCAGGAACAAAACCCATAACGGCAATAATTGCATTTTCAGATCCGTATTTACCACTTTCTTCTTGTTGTTCTTGAACGCTGTCTTGAGCTGTTTGCAAGTTTTTTGCAATTATATTTTCAACCGTAGTTTCTGAGTTTACGTCTGTATTAACAGAGCTAACAGAGATATCCATACTGTCTTGGGTATTTGTTGCTACATCTACAACTACTACTTCAGTAGTGACTGTTTCAGTTTCAAATGTATTAGAACTGCTAGAGGTATCAATAGATGTGCTGCTCATATCAAGCACTTGATTAGTTTGTGCTGTTGCAGATGCAAATTGATCTGACATGCTTGGAGAACTGCTTGTGTTTATTCCTGAGTTAGATGATGAACTAACGCTGTTACCAGAAGCTACGCTGTTACCACTAGAATGAACAGAGTTTCCTGCTGTTGTACCGCTAACGCTTTGATTTGCCGTTACTATTGTAGAAGCTACGACTCTTAAAGCTACGTCTCTGCTAATAGAACTTTTGCCTTCGGCTTCTTCTCGCTCAACCAACTGAAACTCTTCAACAAAGTTTTCTTCAAATTCTTCAGGGGCCTCTTCTCTTTCAATCCTTTCTTCTTCTACTTCGGCTTCAACAATACGTTCTTGGGCTTCAAAAATTTCTTCTACAGCTTCCTCTTCAAATATTTCTTCTATAAACTCTTCTTCTGGTTCTTCAATTCGAGCAATCTCTTCTTCTATTTGTTCTGTTTCTTCTTCAAACCATTCCTCTAGCTGTTCTATTGTTTCAAACTCTATAAAGGTTTCTGGTTCGCTATAGTCTTCAACAAGAAAAATTTCTTGAAATAAAAACTCATCAAGCAACATTTCATCTTGGCGTTGTTGATCTTGTTGTACGTCCCATTCATCCATCATTACATCCACATCTTCGTATGACGTTATAAGCGTAGAATCAAATTCAACCATGCCATCATCACTAAAACTTATATCTGCTCCAAACCATTCGTCCACTTGCTCTTGTCCAAACTGCTCTGTATCTAGTGCGTACCAATCAGCATCAGTAAATCCCTCACACCTGTTCTCGTAACAGGGGTCATTGGGATCTAACCATTCGTCATACTCTTCGTCATACCACATATCTTCTTCATTAAATCCATAGTCCGTTTCTTCATCAAAGTAAGCTACAGAATCTTCCTGCCTGTACCCTGAACAAAACGGTCCAAATTGAGGGTTAATCTCACACTGTTGATCGTCATACGCTTCCCAATATAAAGGGCAAGACTCATTATAAAGCTGAGTTATATTACATTGTTGTGTTTGATAAGCTGCTGCATACCCACTACATGCTGCGTTGTTTAAAGGATCGCTACAATCTATAGCGTTACCTGTGCCAGCACCGTACAAAGAACCACCGCTTTCTAATAAAGTATTTGAGTCAGTGCTATTCCATGTTCTGCTAACACAACTGCTTGAGTTAGTTGTGCCTGTAGAACATTGATCGTGAAACAGATATTGATACACTTCTGAACTACCACTACCCATTTCTCCTATAAGAACATCGTGCTTAATAACATCTAATGCACCATACCTAAACTCGAAGTTATCATTACGCCAGAGTATGACTTCAAAGCTGTTATCAGAAGCTCTGTTGTACTCTCTCATGTTATACCAACCAAAGACTGTCTTATCGTCAAAACTTTTAGCCACCATACTAGAGCCACTGTCTCTAATTAAGTCTGTCCAAAAAGGAAGTAGAGTATAAGTAAACTGATTAGCTAATGGGTCAGGTGTGTAGTCACTACAAAAAGCACCTGATGTTTTAAAATGTAAGCAACCATTGGTAGCCATTCTACCTTGAGTAAACGCTTGACCATAGAAGTCAAAGGTAAACCCTAGATTAAATGCATTAGAAACTTGGTCATCACCTACATTTAACACCGTTGTGTTTGATTGATTAGTAAGGTCTACTAAAGCCTGATTGTTTTGGTATGTGTAAGTTGCTGAGAGATTACAAGTTAGTAATAACAAACATATTATTTTAAGTTTGCTATACATTCTTGACGCAGTTGTGAAGATGAATGCCAAACTCTTTTACAATTTGCTTTCTTTTCTTTGTACCACACTTTGTAATCAGGTCTGTCTTGATTGTTTTCTGCCCAAGCTATCGTTGCTTCTTTACCTATCTTGCCTTTGTAAGGACAAGGAGTTCCAGACATTTCCATAGCAGCAAAAACACGAGGGTCTTGGCAAAGAATAGATACTGAGGCTACCTTCATGCCGGTGTCATAGAGATATTTTGAGAGCTTTAATCTTTCACAGTTTTCATCCTTTACTGTAGCACCTGTCGAGAACCCAAATACCTGCCCTTGAAACGCACCAGAACGTCCTACAGTGCACAGGTCTTGTGAATAGGACATAATGCTTGGAGCTATTGCTGAAGCTGGTGGTGCCTTGCTGGTTACATTTTGATTTATTGTCTGTGTAGAGTTAGATTCGTTTATATTTTTGTTAGTATTATTAGAGTTGGAATTATTGTTGTTAGTATTTGTATTAGCGGTAGTAACATTGGACTCTGACTCAGACTTGTTAGTATTTGTATTGTTGTTTGTGTTTGTATTAGCTGATGTAGATGCACTTGTATTGTTGACATTTTGATTTACCGTAGAATTAACTGTAGAATTAGAAGTTGAGGTGTTTGTATTTACAGAAGTATTACTATTGGTATTGCTATTGGTATTAGCATTTGAGCTAGTAGAATTATTCGTGTTAGTGTTCGTGGAGTTATTCGTATTTTGATTGGTGTTAGTTGATGTGTTGACATTCGTGTTTTGATTTGTGTTAGTGTTGGCATTGGTATTATTATTTGTGTTAGTATTATTATTTGTGTTGGTTGTAACTGTATTATTAATTGTTGTTAAACCATTATTTTCACAATACTCTGTACCAGCAGTACAGTCACCTGTCTGATCAGCTTGTAAATTTATAGATAAAAATACTACTAATGAAATAATACTTCCTACTATAATTAATGTGCTTTTACCTTCGTTCATTTTATTTTTCTCTGTTAACCCCTTTCATTTTCTCAAAGGTTCTAAGACCTCCAAGCCCTAACATCCCCATTAAAATACTACTTAGTTGTGAAAATTCAAACTCCGGTAGTATAACTTCTGCACCTGCCATAGTAAAAACAAACACCATAAAAGGTGAAAGTAAAAAATGGTAGAGTAAAGATACGCCACACACCCAACCAACAAAAGGTCTCCAGCCCGCAACAAACATAGATTTGTGTGCTGCTTCTGCTTTGTTTACTTCTAGTTGAGCAAGGTTTGCCTTGTGTAAAGACATCTCAAGCTCGTGAGTTAATTTTTTTTGCAAGTCTTTGTCAGGTATAAGCTTTGATACTATGTCACTGACTGGTCCTATTAATTTATCTATCATAATTTTCTTCCATTAATTCTTCGTAAAGTTTTCTAAAATTTTCAAGTTCCATAAAGCTTAATCCTCGTCCAAGTTGATGCATTCTATAAATGTTATAAGATACTTCTAATTGATCTTCAGTATATAAAAGCATTTAAATACCAGTATTTTGACTAAGAACTAATTGTTGTAGTTCCCAACTTCTCCTACCAACTTGATTAAACCAACGACTGTCTTCCATTTGAACAGACATCTCTTCCCAGTTATGTTCTTGACAAGCCTTTAACATATTACGAAACTTAGAAAGTCTTGTACCACCTAAGTTAAAACACATGTTAACTAATACACGTTGTATATCTTCTGGCAATTTATTAAAATCTTCTTGGCTTCCAAAGACATGTATAGCTTCAGCATAGTGTCGATCAAAATCTATAGTATAATATCTATCTACAATCTTTTGTTCTACAGCCGTACCTATTTCCCAATTATACTCAGCATCTTCTGGCTGACATAGATGACCAACTCCTAGAGTCTTATAACTTAAACTGTCGTTATAAATCTCTAGGACTTCGCCCTCGTGTCTTTTAATTTC